TATTGCCTGTGGCAAAGATTATCGGCAACTATTTGCCTGGAGCGCCTGTAGTGATGACCACTGCAGCGATAGCAGCAGTTGCAACCACAAGCGCCATATTGGCAAAACCGTTAGGCGACATCCTGCTTAAGGCTGTCAAACCCATCGTGAAGAAGACAATCAAGAAGATTAAGGAGAAGCTCGGCAAGAAAGTAGTTATTGAGTCTGCGTTTCAGCGTCGGAAGAATCAACGCGCTTTGAGGAAGTAGGTATTGAATGTTTGTGGGGCGGTATGACGCCAGGCGGATTAACCAAAACTACATCAGCACAGATCGAAGCGTAAGGCGAGTCAGGGTGAAACATGACGCCTTCTTTCATAAGGTTGGCGCAGTTCTTTAGCCTTGCAATTTCGTAGTTCAATCGCTTGTCAGCCAGTGTTGCATCTAGCAGTGCTACTTGTTTCTCCGCTGCTGCTCTACATGTTCTGACGTGTGAGCGGTCAAGCGGTACTGAAATAGTTGCTGTAATACCGCCATTAATTGAGAAATTAGTTTTCTGTCCCGTTCTAACTGGTTTATAAAAAAGGATAGCGCCCGGATTATCGGGCCTGCCATCTGGGATGGCATTGCCTTCCGAATCAAACGCGCCAGTAATATCCAAGGTGTCATAAACCGGATCTGCATAAGTTGCCTCGTAAGGATCAGACCAGCCTGTTGTTGAACTTATAAATGGGTTGATATTTAGCGTTGCGCCTTGACAGCTAATGCCACCGCCATAAGTATTCGTAAACTGTTTAGATGGTACGACTTGCACCGCCTGGTTTGTGACACTTCCGCTACTATTTGCCACTGGTGCTGCCGTACTACTTACCTGTGCTTGTGCTGGAGCGGAAAGCAGCAAAAGCGTTGCTATGACTCGCTTCATTGCGTAAATGTACTTGTTGTTTCCGTGAGAGATTCAATGTCTGTTTCACGGTTAATTAGCGTATGGTTTACAAGTCCTGGTCCCATCAAAGTCTCGACGAACTGGAAACTAGCTGCTTGATTTACGATGCGCCATTCTGGCTTTTGTGCTGGGTCTAGTCCGCGCCAAACACTTGCAATACCGTTAGCAGTATTTGTGGTCGTAACTAAAGCCATGGGAGCAAGAGGCCCGTCTGGTTCTATGTTTGTTCCGCTTGCGCTGTACTCGTAACCTGTCCTGTACTCGTAAGAGTTTATGACTTCAGTGACTTTTGTTTTTGTGGTTGTGGAAGAAGACAGAACCCCTTGCTGAAAGTTTGGCACCACTGGGATTGCCTTTGTTGGAGCGGCAAGAAGGATCAGCGAAAATACAAGCCAATACCAAAGCATCACTTGATTGTTAGTTCCTGAATGACTTGACCAATAGCAGTAGTGCCAGCGCCACCTGCAGTAATAGTCAAAGCACCATCAGTTGCAAGCGTGCCAGCCAAAGTGCCAGCGACTCCCCCAGAAGTAGTTGTTGTATTACCAAAAACAGGCAGTGCAGGTACTACTCCTGACGTGACTGTTGTTGAGAGGACTGACGGCACATCGTCTCCTTCTGTATAGCTTTCGCTGTAACTAAAAGCATCACCAGCAGTGGTAACGCTAAAAGCGCCAGGAGTGTACCCGAGAGCAGTCCCGGAATGGAAACTGCCAAACTCAGGAGCAGTGTCCAGAGTGACGTTATTGCCAGATATCGCCAATGAAGACGGTATTCTTGTGGCGACAGATCCTGCTCCATCAACTGATAACGAAACAGACGATTGAATGCGATGAGTGATGTCGGCTTGCACTGGAACGGCAAGCAGTGTTGCTGTTAATACAAAAAAAGTGCGCTTCATTTGATTCCAGCCTTGGTGTCTTTGTTGTCAACGATAGTCGGCTTCTTATTGCCATTGCCATTGGACTTACGTTCGATGCCGAATGACGCCATTGCCCCAGTCAGGAGCGATGCTACGAAGGTGTTGTCCATTTTCATCTGAGGAAAGATCCCTAGGTAAGAAACGGTCAGCAGCGTTGCGCTCCAAGCCAACACCACTGCTTTGACGACATCAGCAATACAGATGCCTTCCTTTTCGTGATGTTCTTCAGGATTGGTTGCCATGGACAACAGAGCTACCGTTACAGCGTAACGACTTTAGGCAAATGCTTCTAGCACTCCTCAAACCTGTCCTGCTTACGGCGTGGCGTTCCAAAGCATTCAAGGAATTGATCGTCGCCATGCTCGAAAAAATTGTTAAACGAACAGACAATGATTTAGACGATCTAGCGGTTAAGCACATGAAGGAGCTATTACTACCGGAAACTCGCGTGGACCATTGAAGCGTCTGATGGCATTGGCACTACTACCGTTCTTTCAATTTTTCCGTGGAACGCCCCACCAGCTGGCTGCTGTTAAGGAGCTTGAGGAGCGAATGCCGCAAGACCTTTTGGAGGAAGAAGACAACGCATGGTTTGATGCGTGGAAAGCAAGCGGCATTGACCAAGAGGTCTTTATGCCTTACTTCAGTCAGTTCGACAATGAAAGTGGAACGGGATACCGCGAATGTTTTAGTTCAGCAGCTGCAATGGTGGCAGCGTTTTACAAAAAAGTTAAAACGGATGATGAATATAACGCTATTCGCGTCAAATACGGCGACACCACATCTGTTGATGCTCAGATACAAACTTTGAGAAGTCTTGGTTTAAATGTTGAGTTTCGCCAGGATGGAGACTCTGATTTAATTGAATTAGAGATTGAAAGAGGTCGTCCGGTACTGGTTGGTTGGTTACATCATGGTGATGTTTTACGAGGCGAAGCGCCCCATGGTGCAGGTCATTGGAGCGTAATTAACGGCTATGCAGGGAAGTATTCCAATGATCCTGAGTGGATTTTTCAAGATCCACGCGGTTTGCCTGACATGGTCAAGGGCGGCCATAAAAATGCCAGCAAAGGTCGTAATGCACGGGTACGACAGGCTGAGTTTTATCCAAGGTGGTCTGTCGATGGCCCTAAGACAGGCTGGGTAATTTTGGTTGATGATCTGCAAGTAATTCCAGACGCTGCATGAGCTGGTACGTCGTTTGGAGTTATCTGACCGCGTTCTGGACAACAGTCGTTGTTGGCTGTATGGACCCGTACAACTTTAAATACTGTGTACGGGTTGATCAGTGGCTGTTTCCTGTTGTCGGTGACATCATGCGTGCAAGGGAGCCATACGCTTCTGAACGCCGTTACTTGGATTCACTGGAGCGTCCCAATGGACTGGATGATCATTGAGCCAAGTTTGGAAGCACAGCTAAATCTTGAATGCAGTTGCCGTGGAGTCAAGGAAGGAAAGGATTTGGCTCAGATGCAAAATTTATGTGTGGCACTTATGCAGCAGAATTTTTATCAACGTCTGATGTTGCGTCAGGCGATAAATCGCATTGCGGCTCTGGAGTCTCAAAATCTTCCGTCTGGGTAAGTGGTTTTGGTTTTAAGCCTCTGCCAATTAACCTTGCGTTGATTCCCTTTTGATAATTCTGAAGATCTTTGTATGCGGCCTCTTGGTACGCGGATTCGCCCCAAGCACGTTCTAAGTATTGATAAACGACTTCACGCATCCAGGCAGAAGGTTTTTTGTTTTGCAGCTTGGCGTCTGCCAAAAACATCTGACCACGATGTTCGTCTAAAAGAATTTGAACGTAAACGCGGTTGCCGTGGTTAGACGCCATGACCTATTACTTTAATATGCTTAGGTTACCACGTAATAGAGTGATCAACTTTTTTCTTCCAAGCAGTTGCTTGGGATTGTCTTGCGCTGGTGCGTTGATTTCGGCTGCCAGCGCGAACTTCTCTTGCACGCTCCAAAAACATGGCAGCCCTTTGCAGGTCACCAGTAGTGGAGCGTGAAATGGCTTTAGTAAGCCGATCCATGATCAGCTGTCGTCCTGATCGAGGTTGAGGCATTTGTCATGGCTAAGCATTAACTAGCTTATTTAACCATTTAAAATCCTTCAATTCAAAGGGTGACAAAACGCTTATGTCAACACCGCATTGAAGAGCGGCTGACACTTCGCTTTGAAAGTAGTCGGGATTGTTTTCATAGGTTATCTGCTCGACAGACAAAATGTTGTTGTCGTCGTCGTAAGCAGTAAACCTAACGATTGCAAGTGGCAAATGAATTTCATCTTTGTTGGTGCAGAACTGAAAACTAGTTGTTCGTATCATTTTTGCTTTGGTTAAACAATTCGTAGACCACGCAGGCGACGATACTTTCGGCTTGTTGCCTGTCAAGACCGTAGCTGTAACGACGACGTACTTCCATAACAGTTTTACGAAAAGCATCAGTCGTAATGCCAACAGGTTTTAGTGGAGAGGCAAGGCGTTCGCGTATCAATTCTGACCTTGGGATGCCTTGATAATCAGCTTGTTTTTGCAAACGCTCCAAAACTTCTTCAGGCAAATAAGTGTTAACTTGCTTCATTAAGTGGCAGCAATCGTGAACATTATTAGTTTATTGCACGAGAGGGCCATCAGGGTTTTTGTTTGGACTTTTTAGCTTTTGTCTTTGGCTTGGCTTTAGGTCTGTTGGCTCTAGCGCGTGAACGCTCCAAAGCCCGCTCAAGAGTCTCTTTTCTGCCTGGTGGTTCTGGGATTCCAGCGGTTTTGAGAATGCTGGTCCAATTCATCTCTTACGCGCGTATAGATGTCCAGGGTGTCCAGGGTGGGCCAAAAGCTAGTAATAGCAATGGATTTAACCCTGGACAGTAGGGGTGGACAGGTTAGATGTGTCCAGCCTCTTCTTGGGTCAACTCAATTTCAACCGCTCCATCAAACAAACCCTGGACACCTTGTGATTGTCCAGGGGTAGTGTCCAGGGGTAGATCCCGCTCCAGCAAAGGGTTTATTGGAACGGTGGACACTCTCTCTCCCTCTCCACGCGCGAGAACAGCTTTCCAATTTTTAAGTTGTTGGCCTTCTGGAACGAAAGAGGTAATGAGTGATCGTTTTTCGAGCCGTTGGAGCGATTTGTGAATTGCAGCAGGTTTGCCGTCGATAAGGGGATCACAGACAAGATCGTCTTTGGTGCGGGACTCTGGGTAAACGACGCGAAGTTTTTGCAAGACGCGATCAGTGACAGAAGCAGGCGAGGTGTTGGTTTCGTCTATTTCAGGGGTGAAGTCAGAAATGGTGAAGGAGAGGTCGTCTTGCATTTGCATTACGAGCTGGGTGCCCATCCGACCGGAACGTGACTTCTCGATGGTTATAAGGCGGCTGTGAGCGCCTACAACGCGACGTTCCTCGTCAGTGGGCTTACGAAGCGCCCAAGTCTCGTCTACGGCGTCACGGATAGCTGAGGTGCCTCTAAAGCCACCGTTCTTGTTGGCGTGGTGGACGATAAGGATGGTGGTTTTAGGGAAGAGAACGCCGTTGTTCTTGGTTAGCCAGTAGAGGGGAGTAGCAAAGTCAGATTTGTTTTCATCAAAGGCTCGACCACCAGAGCAACCAATCAACGAGTCAATGACCACCAGCTTTGGTTGATGTTTTTTCATCAGTTTGATGAACTGGGCATAGCGTTGAAGCTGCCAGTCCGTCTGAATCATGCTGTCTTTGGTGATAGGGAAGTCCACCTCTTGCAGCTGTTCCTTTAGCTGAACGAGGGGCTGATCACCATTCAAAAGAACAACAGGGCCTTGTTTTACTGGAACGTGATTACCACGAACAACAAAAGGTTTGCCAGTTGCGATGTGTTTAGCAAGAGCCCAAGCAGACATAGATTTACCATCACCACCAGCGCCGTAAATTAAAACAACAGAAGGGTGAGGCAGGATGTCAGGAATTAGATATTCGCGTTCTGTTTCGGTCTCCATCAGTTGTTGAATACTCATGATGTCCTTAGCTTCTTCAAATGAAAGTTGATCAACGATTAGTTTTTCGAGAGCAGTTTGATCGCGGTATCCAGCCTGGAGAGCGAGAGTGTTTAGTTTGTAATTAACTTCAGCGGGATTATCAAGGTCAAGAATTTTTTTAGCGCGGCGAATAACTTCATCAAAGTCAAGAGTAGCCTGTCTAATTTCTTGAACTTTTTTTTCTTCTGCGGCTTTTACGATCTTTTTTGTGTCTTCCGAAAATCGATGCCTCTCTGGGTCAGCACGATCTGCCATCCAGATGAGGGTGCCTAAGCCGACACCAGACCCTTTAAAGGAGTACCAGGGGTCTTCACAGGGGTTTTCGTTATCAGCCCATTCAGAAGCAAAGTCAGCATCTTCTGCGGACCAGGCTGACCAGAGAACAAGACCGTGATCGTTTGGCAGTGCGGAATGGATTGCCATTCCAACTTTGACCCAATGATCGCGGGAGCCTTTGCCGCGAGGTGGAATGACCTTGAGGCAGTCTTGAATAATCTGAGCAACCTCGTCTTGAGTCCGATCAGTAAAGTCGAGATCGCGTTTAATCATTGCCTTAGGTGGCTGCTTCATTTCCGCGAGCAACCAGTCTGGAGCCTGTGGAATATCTGTCAGAGAACCTTCTAGTTGGTAGTGCCCTGGAACGGAGATTTTGCCACCGGGGTAAGCGCCAAAGATGACGCCTTGTCGGTGAGAGTTCCAAAGGATTTCGTAGTCTGCGTCACCTAGTCCGCGACCTTCTACTTGAGACCAGAGATCTTCTGGAACGCGGAACAAGTATTTCGCGGCATTGGTTTTAGTGGAAGTGACGCAAGGAGCATTGTGGAGCGTCTGACCATGTTGTTTAAGGAGGCGTTTGAGGTTGCGGTCTACGTCAAGGATGACGATGCCATTGCCTCGAATACCAGTAAAGACACCTACAGCTTTGAGGTCTGGGTTGCGTTTGATAGCGAGGGCAACGTCTGCGGGAGTGAATTTGTCGTCAAAGGAATCTTCGAGGGGATTTTTGCCGGTAGCAGGGCGACCGGATTTCATGCGAGCGCCTTTGGCATAAATGGGCGCGTAAACAAGACCTTCGGGAAGATTCTTGACAAACTGGTCGAAGTTCATGTAGTATTTGAAACGAGTAGGACACATCCCGAGAGGCCCATTCATCAGAGGGTTTCTCGGGATGTTTTTTATACTAGCTTATCTTGACAGGACGGCTAGCAGGCTCTAGTTTACTGGAGCGTCAACCGACGCGAACAACCCAAAAGGCAAACCCAAGACAAAAACCCATTCATGAAACTATCTGCAAGTTTTCTTGACGCACTTGAGAAAGAAAGCGAAGGCGCTTCTTCAAAAGAGAACTATCTGCGTTATACAAAGTTGACGCAAGGCAAGCCTGCAAACTTTGCATTGCTTGAGCAAGACCCGCTCTGCTACTGGCTTGTCTGGGGCGAGACCAAGGATGGCATGTCCATGAAGCCATTCAGGTTTTTGGAAAAGCCCAGCGCGGAAGACATCAAACTTGAGCTGGGCAATGAGTACAACCAAGCCTTGAACTTCGACAAGACTGCAGTACGAGCGCCTGTCGAATGTTTGACTTGGCCGGTGTATAACTGGGATTTAAATCAGGTTCAAGTTCTTGAGGTCGCTCATATTTCTTTGAGCCGCCAATTTGCTAAATATGGTTTGAACAAAAAGTACAGCAAGAATCTGCTGGACTGGGATTTTGAGCTGAGCAAAATCCAGGCCGACATGACTCGTTATGAATTGTTGATCGTTCCCCGTGACGAAGATGAGCATGACGAAGACGCAATGGCCAAGGCTTGGAGAGCCACCGAAAAGGCTGGTTTTGACCTAAGTCGAATTGTTGGTGGCGGCGACCCATTCAGTGAGGCTTGATCCATGGAACCTCATATCGCTGAGTCCTTGGCTGAGTCTTTGGCTGAAATGAATGTAACCATGGTTGATCAAAACAAATGGCTTCATGACATCAGCATTTCTCTGCGCCTTCTGGTTCAGATGAAAGCTGGCGAATGTGGTCCTAAACAGCCGACTGACTATTGGGACTTCGAGTGATTTGGAGCGGGGGCCTTGCGCCCCCTTTTTTTAAGGTTATATTAGTTTTGGGAAAGAGTGTCTAGTGACAACTGAAGCTGATCCACAGAACATCCTTGCTTCGTTACGGCGCTGGCAACTCGAACAGGACAACTCAGGCCCATTCAGGGTTTACAGAGATCAAGAAGGTCAGATTTACCATTCAGTCACGCATATCCTGAAGCACACAGCCCCTCAATCCCAGAAAGATGCACTGGAGCGTTGGTCCAAAAGAGCAGGCAGTGGTTTGGAGCGTGACATTGCCTGTGATCGCGGCACCATTGCTCATGAGCACTGTGAGTATGTTCTCAAGACAGCTGCAAAGTTGGCCCGTCAAAGTGCCAACAAGAAAGGAGCGTGGAAGGTTTGGGATGATGGTTTGGCACGTCCTCCAAAAGCCATCACCGCCTGGGCACTTAAGAAGTCGAGCGAAGGAGCGCCGAAAGTTGCATGGCCAGCCCGTGAGTACGCCAGAGGTTTATCCGACTGGTTGGTAAGCGGAAGCGTAACGGCCATTCATGCCAGCGAATTTTCAGTTAGCAGCGATGAAGGGTTTGCTGGAACGGCAGACGCTTTAATCGACACGCCATTGGGTCTGACGATCTGTGATTTCAAAACCACCAGTCGTGAAGCTGATAAACCAGAAGCATGGTTGAAAGACCACCAGGACCAGCTTGGTGCTTATAGCTTGGCGTTATATGAAAGAGCTGGGATCCGCGTTGCTGCTGGAGCGGTAGTAATTGCGAAGTCGAGTGGAAATGTTCAGCTACGGATGCTTAGCGAATTGGAGATGAGAGGCTGCGAAGCCCGCTGGACTGAACGCAACAATATATACAAAGAGATGTTATTAGCTGGTGAAGTCTGCTGATGGAGGAAGCGTTAGACCTAGTTTATCGCGGCAAAAGTAACGTAGCTGTCAAAGCAGAAGAACTAGGCATCTCAACAGAAACGCTGAAACGCCTAGTTCGTGATTACATACTGGAGCGTCCGTTAGATACGAGCGATCCAGAGGTTTGGAGCGGTGACGTGGAGCTAGGTTGGCCCTGGACTTAACTTATAAACTGTACTTTTGTTTGTAAGCCTCAGTGTGCATTTCATCCAGGGTTACTGGAGGTTCACCACCTGAATCATCCCAAAGGTATTGCGGTGTTGGATCGTAATCCAGCTCATTTTCAATCTGGGGAATGATTTCATCTTCTAAAAGTCTCTGCATCGATGTATGGAGATGTTGATCCATCATGTGGCGATTATTTTCCCGTTCAATAACATCTTTAAGTTGTTGGAGAGCGGTTTCAATCGCGGTGTATTCGTTTGTCATTTGAGATTCCTATTCCTCTCTCTTGTAGTGGGGATGGAACGATCAAGATCCTCCTGTTCTTTTAGCCATTCCATCATTTCTATTTCTTCTTCTGTAGGAGGCCAGGGATCTCGATAGTCAGAGGGGCAAAGATCGTCATAGTTTTTGTCAATTTTGGTCATGGGTGTCAACAAAGGATTGAATACGGCGTTGAATGGAGCGGAGAGTAAAAGAACGAGGGCAGTCTTTCCATCCTGCATGTTCAAGAAAATCAAGTTCCCAGCTAATTGAATCAACTAGAAGCGAGTAATCATGAACTGACAGGTCAGGATGCAACGGCTTGTTCATATTCAGCAAAACAATCTGGACAAGTTGGAGCGACTAGGGGTTTTTGAGTAACCATGGCAACAGCGAGCATGGCTGCTACACGATGGGGGGGTTGCTTTTCAGAGAATTGCACCACTTGATCGTTGCCGAATTTGTCCATTGCAATTAACCCCTCGGTAACGACAATTACCAATGTTTGTTTGGCACGTTTGAGGGAAACGCGAGAGCGGCGCAGGTTGAGCTGACAGAACATTGCACCGATACCTTGTACGGGGTGTGGATCGGTGAATTTAAGGCCAAAGTTGTAGCCGAGATTTAAGTCGGCATATTGCAGGGCAGGTTCTAGGGTGTGAAGAAATTCCTGGACGTTATCGGACAAAGGAGGAATAGTGGTCATCGTTTTTTGTTAACAAGTTTGAGTGAGACTTCAATAAGTTTGTCTGGAACGGAATCTGGATCAGACAGGAAGCGGATCATGTTGTCGGCTGCCAGGTCTTGGATTTTGTCGTTTTTTTCATACCGCTTGGTATTTCGTTCCCAATCAGGATCAAGGGAGCGTTCATAGTGACGAACGTATTTATAAGCGGTACGTTCACCGATTCCATGTTTTTCCTGGAGGTATTTGACCATTCCAGGGCAATCGTCTTCATCATAGATTTGTTCAAGAGTTTTGAGAGATTCGTCAAAGATGGCTTGTTGTTCTGGTGAGCGGGGCATTGCACAGTGCAATTTGCAAGGTTTCAGTCGTTGAAGTAATCTTCAAAAGGGTTGTAGTCATATGCGAGGATTTTCCCAGGGCCGTCCAATTCAAAATAGATCCAGAGCAAACGAGTCAGTTCTCTGTAGTTATCCATTTTTGGCGAGCGGACACGTTTGCGTGCTGGAGTGTCTACATACCAGCGTTTGGCGGTGATCTCTTCCAGGGTTGTTAGTTTTTGTTCTTGGTTTCTGAAGGGCTTGCCGTAGGTAGCGATATGGGTCCAACGGCGTAAATCTTGAGATTTATCAGGGAACGCTTTAATGGCTGTAATAGCAGCAGCAGCTACATCAGCAGAAGGGCTTTTACCGAAACCATCTGGTTTACCTTGGCTGCACAGCGGACCATTTGCCCAAAGATAAAGGTGCTGTTTCCAGTAATCTCTAACGTCTTTGGCGTGCTTCATGAATGGATCAAGCCATGCACGGTTATCAGTGGTGTGTGATTTTGCGGTGAATGGAACGGAAAGAATTTTCAGGATTTCAAATTCCTTGCCAGTTACTCGTTCTTTGTAGTTTGCGAAGTAACGATCCGAGGGAGTTCGTTTTGAGCCAGTATCCATGAGGATGAGAGGCACACGATCAGGCAAACCCCGCTTAACGCACATGTTGTAGGTTTTGCCAGTTTCAACGATTGCACTCAGGGTGTGCTGACCATTGATGAGCTTGTTATTTTCATCAAACATTATGTCATTCACATGAGGACAGAAGTCCTCTTTCAGCATCTCACGAATCAACATTCTTACCTTGTTAGGGTTGATGTCGCGCTGAAGTTCGTGGTTTTTGCTTAAAAAAGATTCAGCCTTTGTAGGCGTAATTTGGTCA